GCTTGCGCGTAAGCCGAAATTGCCTTAGCAATGTTATTAAAATTTGAACTTGTTACAGTCATTTGTTTTTTCCTTTTATTATTATTGAAGTATAATTACTTCGGTTATTATTATAAAAGATCAGGCTTAGTCAGCCCATTCTCCGTCAACTTTAACGTTACCCTTTTCAATATTAGCAAGTAGTTCGTCAGTTGACATCTCTTTTATAGATTTGACAGGATTGTTTCCTGAAGCAGGCTTAGCTGGATTAATTCCAGATCCTGCATTTGCTTTAACTGAGAATAAAAACGCATTATTATCGTCTTTAGAATATGATGACACAGCATCATTAATACTTAGGCCATTTTCATGTACCCAATTTCCAGTAGCATCTTTCTTTAAACTTCCTACGATATCTTGATAGGCCATATTAGCGGCTTTATCAGATTTGAAGTTTAAAGAGTTAAGTTGAGAACGCACAGCGTTATCTCTGCTTAATTCTGTGTTCTTTTGTTCATAAGTTTCAAGTTTAGCACTCATCTCAGCTATCTTCATTTGCATAACTTCTGAATGCTTGCCTTGTTTTTCTAAGGCTTCTATTTCAGCTTTTTGCTTATCACTTTTAGCTTCAGCAACAGCAGCAAGAGCATTATCTCTTTCACTGTATGCATTATCTAAATTAGATTTAATGTTTTTAATAGCTTTAGAAACTTCAGCATCAACTAGACTTTTAATATCTGTTTTATCTGTTTTAGTTTTTTCTACTTTAGTGTCTTCTTGTACTTTTATTTCTTCACTCATTATTATCTCCTTGGGACACGGCCCTTGTTATATTTATTAATGAATCTATACTTATAAACAAATATAAATTCTGTTATATTACTTAAGTAGTACGTAAGGTTTCAATACCTTCACCTACTTCCCAGTAATGGTTTTTTTCTTGCTTAGTCATTTTTTGTTTACCATATTCTTCGAACTCTTTAACTTGTTCATCAGTAATAGGTTTGTTAGCCCTAAGCCAGCCTTCAAATTTAGTCATATTTGCCATCTTTAATTTCCTTTATTAAGGTTTTGAATACAGGATGCACACGAGTAGTTTGACCCATGTGATGTGCTGCAAACTGTTCAGCAAACCATTCTTTATAGTTAGTTTGTCCATATGTAGAATTACCTTCATCAAATAATCCATGCTTTTTCCATAAGACAGCTAATCTTTTTTCAACATTAGGTGTAAAGCTACCTCTATAACCAATAGTCTTATTTGATATACCAGTCATTTGGTGTACGTGATGTCCTACCTCATGATAAAAAGTATGTCTAGCTCTAGACGTACCTTCTTCATAAAATTGAGATACACTTCTAGGTTTTAATAATGATGAGACTTTATAATCCCAAGTACTTAAATCAAAATCATCAAAGTCAAAATTATCAGTCATATCCTTTAACCATTCTCTATTTATTCTTAATGTACCATCACCCATTGAACCTGAGTAGCCTGCACTAGCTTTAATTTGTAATCCTCTTAGTTTTGGTAACTTATATAGTGCAGCAAGATCATTAACTTCATCCCATAAAGCAGCAATAATATATGCTTCTTTATCAGTTAATTTACCACCTCTAATTGATAGTTTACCAGCGCCTTCAGGACCACCTCTATACCTAAATCCAATAGGATATCTAGGATCTGCATTTGCGGCTAAAGTTAGTGATTCAAGTCTTGATTTAAATTCTTTATGTGTAAGTTTACCATTAAATTCAGATTGTAACATTTTAAACTCAGAAACTGGATCCGCATAAGAACTTAATTTTTCACTTGGAGCAACTACTAAAGGTTTAACCTTCTTAGGTACTCGACTAGGTTTAACTTTAAACACAATAGGTTTAATTTTAGTAATAGGACTAGGAGTAGCTATTTTTAATAACTCTTCTAATCTTGAAATAGAAACTAATTCACCAGTTTTTGTACTAAATTGTGTAAACTTTAATTTACCTAAATCAAATATATCAACTCTTTTTTTATTACCAAGTACAGCTAATTTAAAAGATGGATCTTGTTGTCTTAAGAATTCTTCAAAATTTGTTTTAGCTGGAACTTGTCCATTAAAAGAAGCTCTTGTATTTGAGTTCAATCTACTTAACCTTCTCTTACTTATTCTTGAACTAGATGTGTTTTTAATATCTTCATAAGATTTAACAATAGGAACAGTTGTAGATCTACAGTTAAAGTGCTGTGGAGGTCTTACACCAGTCTTACTATCTAATCTAAATACTTTACCATCTAATCTTGAACAGATCATAGAAGTTCTTGAATCTAAAGTTGCTACATATTGATAACCATCAAGCACATCTTCATTCAACTTGTAAGTTGCATTAGATACGTTACTTGATGTTTCAGTTATAGCAGTTCTAGATAAAGTTTTTAATTGAGATGCGGGTAAATCAATTGCATTACCTACATTCTTAGCAATTTTATTAACAGCTAAGTTATCTATCATACCTTTTCTCACAACATCCTTTATTTTTCTCTGTTGTGATAAACTAATAGATGCAATTTGTTCAGAATATGTTCCTGCTGAATTAATAATTAAATCATTAACTTTCAACCCAGTATATACCTTACTTCTATAAACTTTACCTAAGCTTTCTTTTAAAGTACTGTTATGGAACTTAGAACTTGTATTAGCCAAAGCCTTTAGTTCTGAAATTCCATTTTTGTATATCTTACGATAAGTTTTTCTTGTCTCTAAAGTTAAAGCACGGTTTAAAGCGTTTACACTTTTGTTACCATTCTTCAAAGCAGAATTTACTAATCGTTTTTTATGGGATGACATGACTTTTGTTAAATCGGTATCTAGTTTCTTTTCGTAAAGACTTAAAAGGGCACGTTCTTTCAGCCCTCTAGATAATATATCATCGTTTATACTCATTTACTTCCTTTATTTTTTCTTATTAAGGATATCTAATTCATCGTTAATTCTTTTAGAATATTCAGCAATTAAGATATCATTTTTATTAACTTCTAAACTAGCTAATATCTTTTTATTATTACAGTCACCTAATATAGCTAAATTGTTTTTAACTGTAGGTGATAATTCACTTTCTTTATATTTTTTATCATCAATTGTAATTATTTTATCTTCAACTTTTATATCTTTAATCATTTTATTACCTTTTATTTTATTCTTATATTGTTTTATTTCTTTTACTATTCCATTTAAATAATTATCCATTTATATCCTTTAAGTAGTTTCCCCTTCTTGTTCACACATAAATTTAACGTATGCTTTCAATTCATTAACCCGAGAAGGTGTCATACCAGCAAGTAAACTTTTAGATGCGTCATATCCAAAAATAATACATGTATAGTGATCATTAAAAATTATCTCAGGCTTAACTGGATCAACACAAGTATTGTTAATCCCAAAGCATAATGCTAATACTAATATATAATCCATACTATCCCCATAAACTTCCAGTGATAGTACCTTTATTATATTCAGTTGCTCTACTTTCAAAAAAGTTAGCATGTTCAACACCATTAATAACCCAATCAAGCCAGCTTAAAGGATTTTCTTTAACTTTATAATTTGGTTTTAATGATAATTGTAACAATCTTCTATCAGCAATATATCTTATGTATTGTTTAACATCTTCAGCTTTCAAACCTCTAATACCACCTTTAGCAAATGCAAGATCTATAAATTTGTCTTCTAGATCTACCATCTCTCTAGCAGTTTGGTATATTTCAGCTTTAAACTTCTCAGTCCATACTTCAGGATTTTCTTTTATCAATGTATGAAATAATTTAATCATTCCTTCAACATGATGTGTTTCATCTCTTATAGACCAAGTAACTATTTGACACATTCCCTTCATACGACCAAACCTTTGAAAGTTTAATAGCATAACAAATGATGCAAACAATTGTAACCCTTCACCAAAAGCACTAAAGCAAGCAATATCTCTTATAAGACCTTCTGTACCAGTACCTTTAGATTTAAATAAGTAAGCATGTTTATCAGACATCTCTTTATACTCTTGAAATGCCTTATAATCAGTTAATTGTGTTTCACCAATAGTATCATTAAGTAATGAATAACTATGAGCATGATTAGATTCTGAGTTAGCAAACGAAGCTAACATCATTCTAACTTCAGGTGGTTTAAACTTAGGAATATACCTATCTAAGTAAGCTTGAGCAATATCAACATCACCTTGAGTAAAAAATTTAAGAATATTACTGATAAGACTTTTTTCTTCTTCAGTTAATCTCTCATTCCAATCTCTAATGTCTTCATGCAATGGTACTTCACTTGGTAACCAATGCATCTTTTGCATTGTATTATAAGCTTCAAACGCCCATTCATAATCAAATGGTTTATAATGTGTTCGTGCCTTAAATAAACTCATATTCTTTATTTCCTTTTAATTAACCTTCACAAGCTAAACAATCAGCTTCAGGTATTATTGTTCTTTCAACTTTTAACGATACAAGCTCAGCTCTTTTAATAGCTTCACTTCTACAATAGTATAATGTCTTTAATTTTTTCTTCCAAGCTAACATATGAATATCGTGTAATTCTTTTATGTTAACATCGGCAGGTACAAAGACATTTAATGATTGACCTTGGCAAATAAACTGCTGTCTATCTGCAGCATGTTCAATTATCCATTGTTGATTTATTTCGATCGAAGTTTTAAATACATCTTTTTCGTAATCTGACAAATCTTTGAGATGCAATACAGAACCCCTGTTTGCAAGTATTGAAGTCCACGTTTTATCATTGTTTATTCCTTTTGTTTCTAATATTTTTTCTAAATGTTTGTTCTTAACTAAAAATGATCCACTCATAGTTTTTTGAACATAAGCGTTAGCTCTATAAGGCTCAATTGAAGGTGATGTAGTACCACAGATAATAGAACTTGAAGCATTAGGTGCGATTGCTAATAAATGAGCATTACGCATTCCAGTGCCTTCCATATCAGGAGCTTCACCACGTTTAACGGCTAATCTTTTAGATTCAGCTACAGCTTCAGATTTAATATACTTAAATATAGTTAAATTCTTAGCTTTAGCCAATGCAGATTCAAACGGTATACCACACTTTTGTAAATAAGCATGAAATCCCATAGCGCCTAGGCCAATAGATCTTTCTTGTGTTGCAGAAAACTTTGCTCTGAATACATGTTCAGGTGCATTTTCAATAAATGATGTTAATACATTATCTAAAAATCTAACGATGTCTGAAATAAATAATTTATCATTTTTCCACTCATCATAAGTTTCTAAATTAACAGAAGACAAACAACACACGGCAGTTCGGTCTTCGGCTGTAGGTAAAGTTATTTCTGTACATAAATTACTATGTCTTACTTTTAAACCTAAAGCTTTTTGTGTTTCGGGTAATGCATCATTGATATGATCAATAAAACACATGTAAGGCTCACCAGTAGCTACCCTATTTTCTAATATCTTAAGCCACAAATCTCTAGCTGATACAGTTCTTATTGTTTTCTTAGTATGAGGATCAATTAAGTTCCAAGTATCATCATAAGTAGGCTCAGCAATACATTTTTCAATTAATGACATAAACTCATTTGATATATTAATACCATGATGTAAGTTAAGACATTTTCTATGTATATCTCCACCAGATGGTTTTCTTATATCTAAAAATTCTAATACTTCAGGGTGTGATACATCCATATAGGCTGCATAACTACCTCTTCTAGTTTTACCTTGTGAGAAGGCCATAATTTCACTATCAACAACGTGTAAGAAAGGTATAGAGCCTGTAGATTGAGATCCACCACTTGTAGATGTACCATCAGATCTTACATCACCCCAATAACCACCAATACCACCACCAATAGATGTTAACCAAGCATTTTCAGTATAATGTCCTGTAATACCTTCTCGGCTGTCGCCTACATAATTTAAAAAGCAAGATATAGGCATACCTCTCTTAGTTCCACCATTACTTAAAATAGGTGTACTAAACATAAACCATAATTTGCTTGAGTAGTCGTAAATTCTTTGTGCCATCTCATCATTATCAGAGAAAGCTTTTGCTGCTCTCATAAATGCTTCTTGTGGGCTATCTTCTTCTGGTAATAAGTATCTATCTTTTAAAGTTGTTTTACCAAAGTCAGTCAAAAGATTATCTCGTTCTTTATCTATCATTTTATTCCTTATATTAGTTAATTGTAAATTTCATTTTGTGTTTTTAAAATTTTGTTATTGTCCTTAATAATCTTATCTCTCGCTAAAGCTGTTATGGAGCACAGGTATATTACCAGTGCCCCAAAAATTATATAGCTACTTAACTTGTTCATCATCATCCTCGTCTTTTGAAGATTCTAATGATTTAAGTTCAGATTCATATTGTTCTCTTGGAGAAATAATACGATCATCTCTTGATATTTCGTCTTGTCCACCAATATCATCATAGTCAGTAGGTAAAGCATCATTACTTTTAGCTAATTCAATGAAAGC